TACATAAAGGATTTATTATAATGAAAAAATCAAAAATTCAAAAAGCTTTCATTGGAAAATTTATTTCTTCTCTTCCAGAAATATTTTCTAAAGTTTCAAACGGTGTCATAGGCGGCGATAGTTCTGTATGGAGTAAAGATAAAATGGCTGGCCTAAGTAGCTATGCCCCAGGATCTTACGGTAGAGGGGAAAAAAGCACAGGACAAAAAACAGCAAAGGCTAAAAAAGGCTCTTTCATCATTACTAAAGGCAAAGATTATCTTAAAGATCTACTATAAGTATAGTCCTTAATTAGTTTGCATGTTAATATAATAACTGTTATAACAAATTAAGGAGAATAACCATGGCAAAAAAAAGTATGAGAAATCTTGCAAAAATTGCAGCAGGATTAGGAGCTGCATACGCTCTATCTAAAATGGGTAAAACAGATTCTTTTGACGGAACTGAAGGAGTATTTGAACAAACCGAATCTTTCAAAGGAAAAATGGCACCATCAACAGCAGGACGTATGGATGGCACTGAAGGAACATTTCCAGCTTCCGCAAAACCAAAAAGAGGAAGCGTTGAAGCATTTAGACAAGCTGAATCTGAAAGACAATCTAGAATTGCGGCACTAAAAAGTGGAGCACCTAAAATAGATAGGTCTGCATTCAATGCAAAAGTAAAAGCAATTAACGAAGCAAGAACTGGAATGAAAAATCAAAGATATAAAAAAGGCGGATCCGTTCACGTTAAAACAAAAATAGGATATAGTAAACCAACTAAGATTTGCTAATATGGCACAAGTCGACAACAACAATGAACTTCCTATAGAGGAAGTTGAAATGGAAGAAGTTGACGTAGAGTTACCTGAAGAAGAGCAAGATCAAATTCAAGAATTAGGTCAGGCGATTGATGAGCAGGTAGCCTTTTACGATAACTTAGCAGAAGACATGGACGAGCGTACGCTTGCTCGTATCGCTTCTCAATTGTTGGAAGACTACCATAAAGACAAAGTATCGAGAGCCGATTGGGAAAAAACTTATACCCAAGGTTTAGAATTATTAGGTTTTAAATATAACGATCAAACACGTCCTTTTTCTGGAGCATCAGGTGTAACCCATCCATTGCTAGCAGAAGCAGTAACACAATTCCAAGCACAAGCTTATAAAGAATTACTACCGAGTGATGGCCCTGTACGTACGCAAGTCGTTGGGGCTGAAACTCCTGAAGTAAAACAACAAGCAGAACGTGTAGAAGATTTCATGAACTATATGTTGATGGAAAAAATGGAAGAGTATACTCCTGACTTTGATCAACTATTATTTTATTTACCACTAGCTGGATCTGCTTTTAAAAAAATTTACTATGATGAATTAAAACAAAGAGCTATTTCTAAATTTGTACCAGCAGAAGATTTAATTGTTCCATACTATGCAACCGATTTAATGGATTGCGAACGAATTACTCATCTTGTTAAGATGAGTGAGAATGATGTACTCAAACAACAGAAGTCTGGTTTCTATAGAGATGTAGAATTAATACCAAAATCAACACAACAAAATACGATTCAAGATAAATTAAACGAACTAGAAGGTGTAAAACCAACTAGCGATAAAGAATATCAATTAAATATTCTAGAAATGCATGTAGATTTAAGTTTAGAAGAATTTGAAAAAGATGGTTTACCTAGACCCGATGAAAAAGAAATTAAAGTTCCTTACATTATTACGATTGATGAAGGCTCTCAAGAGATTTTATCTATTTATCGTAACTATGCACAAGACGATGAACTAAAAAGACGTAAAGAATACTTCGTTCACTTCAAATTTTTACCAGGATTAGGCTTTTATGGCTTTGGATTAATCCATATGATTGGTGGATTAAGCCGATCTGCTACTACTGCACTACGACAATTGCTAGATGCAGGTACGTTAGCGAACTTACCAGCGGGATTCAAGAGCCGTGGTATTAGAATCAGGGATGATGACCAACCGTTTCAGCCAGGAGAGTTCAGAGATGTGGACGCACCAGGCGGAAATATCAGAGATCAGTTCCAAATTTTACCTTTTAAAGAACCAAGTCAGACTTTATTTCAATTAATGGGCTTTTGTGTTCAAGCAGGACAGCGATTTGCTGCTATTGCTGACATGCAATTAGGAGAAGACGCACAAAATAGAGCGGTCGGCACTACGATTGCACTCTTAGAACGTGGTTCGAGGGTCATGAGTGCTATTCACAAGCGTTGTTACTATGCAATGCGACAAGAATTTAGATTATTAGCTAGAGTATTTGCAGATTACTTACCTCCTGTCTATCCTTATTCAGTATATAACGCAGATCGTGCAGTAAAAGTTGCCGATTTTGATGATAGAGTAGATGTGATACCTGTAGCAGACCCTAATATCATGAGTATGGCACAACGAGTAACGCTTGCTAATGAAAATTTAAAGATTGCTATGTCTGCGCCACAAATGCACAACTTACGAGAAGCTTATTCTAGAGTATATGAAGCATTAGGAACAAAGAATATAGATTCTTTACTGATTCCAGAAAAACAACCAATGCCTGAAGATCCAGGAACCGAGAATGCGAAGGCGTTAAAGATGGAATTGTTACAAGCTTTCCCAGACCAGGATCATGAAGCACATATCACGGCTCACGGAACTTTCATTCAATCACGAATGGTGCAAATGAATCCGATGGTTTATGCATTATTACAAGGACACATCAGTGATCACATTGCGATGCAGGCTCATGGAGAAGTAGGAGCATTGATTCAACAAGATCCGAACATGCAAGCAATGCAACAACAAGATCCTGATGGTTTTAAAGTATTATTTAATTCTATGGTTGCAAAACGAGTAGCAGAACTAACACAAAACTTAGTAGCTGCAGAAGGTGGACCACAACAAGATCCATTAGTAGCTTTGAAACAAAGAGAACTAGATCTAAAAGCATTAGATATCCAAAGAAGAGCACAAGAATCTATGGATGATATGATGAGAAAAGAAGGTGAGTTTGATGAGAAGTTAGATGTGGAAAAAATGAAATTAGAACAACAAGAAGAACAAGCGGCTGCTAGAATTAGAGTAGCACAGGAGAAAATTAATGTCGCAAGAGAAAAAAACAGGCAAAACCAAAAAGGTAAGTAAACGCTTGACCAAAACAAAACCTCCTAAAAAAGGGCCTAACCCTCAAGGTATATACGCACCTTTAAAACCAGAGTATTATTTGTAATATGGAAAAAAATATTAAACCAAAGAAAAAACCTAGATACATGAATGATCAGCTTCTAGAAGGAAGTGATCTAGATAAAGAATTAAAAGAGCCTACTATGGAAGGTCCTTTTAAACCATTTGAAGACGAAGAACCAGTCACATTAAGCGAAGGCGGAATGTGCCGAGGAGCAGGTAAAGCAATTACAGGAAAAGGTTTTAAAGGAGTATTCTAAATGCTCTGGAGTATCTTACCTACCTTATTCAAAACAGGTGCGGAAATTTTTAAAAATAGACAAGCTACAAAAATAGCTATGTCCGAAGCTGCCTTATTAACAGCGGAAAAAATGAAACGCGGTGAAATTGAATATCAAGGTAAAGCATTAGATTCACAAAAAGGGGATTGGAAGGACGAATTCATACTTTTGACGCTTTCAAGTCCACTGTTTTTATTGGCGTATTCTGTATTTGCAGAAGACGAAAAAATTGGTCAAAAATTAGACTTGTATTTTGAGAAATTACAGGCTATGCCTTGGTGGATAACTGGACTTTGGATTTCAGTAGTGGCTGCCGTGTACGGAATCAAAGCAACAGATATCATTAACACTAAAAAAGGAAAATAATATGTTCAAAAAAATAAAACAAAAACTTTGTGAACTAGTTTGTAAAGTATTTGGTATTACACAATGTTTGTGTAATCACGAATGTAACTGTAAAAAGGAAAAGAAATAATGAAAGAAGGATATCATAAAACAAAATCAGGTAAGATGGCTAAAAAAGGTCTTTGGTATAATATTCAACAAAAGAAAAAAAGAATTGCTGCAGGCTCTGGTGAAACTATGAGAAAACCTGGAACCAAAGGTGCTCCAACCGCTAAAGCAATTAAAAAATCACAAAAGAAAAAATAATGATAAAAAAATATTTTAAAAAATTAATTAATAAAATATTTGGTAGACGCTGCGTTTGTGGTAGATGCCGTTGTGATTATTAAACACTTTCCTATCAACCCAAAATAGTATAGAAAGCTATTATGATTCAAGGTGATAGTAGTGAATATGATTTATTAGAGGGTGCTTGTAAACTAGTACCGTGGCCCGAGGTTCTTTCTGCTGAGATTGGAGTACGCCAAGGACAAGGGTCTAAAATTATCCTAGATAGTTTTAAGAATAAAAAACATTGGCACATTGGAATTGATCCTTATGGTAATTTAAATTACCAACATTACGATAACAGTACATCGTACACATGTGATTATACTAATAGTATGAAATTACAGTTAATCAAAGATTTACCGTACGAACATTTTACTTTGTATTCGATTGGGGATGATGAGTTTATGAAACGCTTCCAAGATGGTGTTCCTATTTACAGAGATAAAAAAGAAATTATTAATACTTATGATTTAGTTCATTTTGATGGTCCTCATAAAACCATAGACGTGATCCGAGAGACCTTATTTTTTGCAGA